CCGGGGCGGCCAGCCTCAAGACGCGCAGCGTGTAGCGGGGAAGCGCGAATGGCAGCAGGTGGGACGAACATCTGCCAAAAGTAGCCCGCAGCGGATGGCTCCGTCAGTCATCAATTCCGCACGATCCCGAGTTAGGCGCACTCTGTCTCTAACTCCGTGCGGATTCACCATCAGTCATCTAGGTCTTAAGCATGGGAGATGAAACTTCATACCCCGAGAGTAAGCCCAGTCAGCCCAGAGAAGATAAAAGGCAATTAGACACACAGAGTTGCCAGAGGATGTGGGATGAGTTGGTCAGGGAGTCACCGCTGAACCGTCTCCGATACCTTGATGCTCGGTTAGCCGCTGGAGCGGAAATTGATCGGGAACGTGTGGCACAGTTGGTCAGGGAAGCAGGTGCCAAGGCAGTATTGTCAGACCCTAATGCGGTGGGCCTAGTGCGTCAACTGTGGGGTGAAAGGGCTGTGGAGAGGTTAAGAGATCGTGCGAATACCCCCGTTGAACGGTTATCCGAGTAACAGGATTTGGTGGCAAATATGGCTTGGCAGACTGGTTAACGAAGCACGATGCGATACGCCGCACGACGGGACAGCAACGACAAAATCATCACGGAAGCCCTCCGTAAGGCAGGCTTTCAGGTACACGATTACGCTCAAGTCGGTTCCGTCCCAGACAAGTTGGTTACGAAAACGCTCCCTGACGGCACGGAGTGGGTCTGTTGGGTTGAGATCAAAGCCCCGAAAGGTCGGATCACCGAAAGCCAAGAGCGTTTCCGACGCATATTTGAGGGACGCGGTGAGTTCTACGTTGCCCGCGACCCCGAACAAACAATCCAAGAGATGACAGATCGCTACCTTGCGGCAATTAAACCCGAACACTTACGCTAGGAGTTTCTTGCGTTGGCCCTTGTAGTGCGTAATCAGCGGGTGACCGCCAAATTCAGGCAACCCCGCCCACTCACTCTCGGGGAGGTCAATAACGGGGTGCATCCTCGCGTACTCCCGCAAGACCTCCTGATCGCCGTACCAACGCCAGAACTTCTCAGGCAGCGCGTAATACATTTCGGTCAGGTCAGCCCACACCCCGGCATCTGCCGTGATTGTGCAGCAGCCGACATAGGGGTACAGGCTATCCAGCGTGCGCCCCGCGTACTCGGGAAACTCCAGCCCCCGCTGACGGATGTTGAATATGGCGTCACGGTTATACGAACGGCGACACATCGCCACAGACCCCTCGCCTAACGCACGGGCAACGCTTATGGGGCGATTTACGATCATGTCGGTGTCTAGGTATAGGGCAGGCTCGTCAAGGCCCAAATCTGCCCACGCGCCTGTGCGGCAAAGCATGAGGTACTGCCGGTCAACGTCCGTGGCGTGCGTCCATGTGACCCCCTCCACGGTCGGGGTATCGCGGTCGGTGACCTGTACGATTTCTGCGCCCGGGTTATGGGCCAAGATGGAGCGGACAAGGGAGGTCGGGAGGGTTAAGTCCTCACCGACATGGAAAAACACGAACATAGGCCGATTATGCTAAACCTGAACCGTAAGCGTCTATCCCGAGCGATCTGGGACACCTTGTTTGACGGGCTGGACGACCTGCCGTGGGAGCGTATCTCGCGCCTTGAGAGCCTAGACCCTGACCGTAAGACCGGCTCCACGGCTCACGCCAGCCTGATCGCGCTTTGGGCGGTGGTGCGGTATTTCAGGCCGAAATACATCGCAGAGATTGGCACCTACATCGGCAAGTCCACATTTGTGTTATCGCGTGACGGTGCCGAGGTGCATACCTGCGACATGACGCACGACTTCAAACTGCCGATCCACGGCAATATCCACCAGTACCACATGGGCAGCACGCAGATGCTGGCGGGGCTGGAGGGCAAGATCGACCATTTGCACTTAGACGGTCGGTTACAGGCCGACGATAAGGCGCACCTTGAGCGGCTCTGCCACGCCGACACGATCATCACGCTGGATGACTTTGAGGGAATCGAAAAGGGCGTGTGGAATGCGATGCAGATGAACGTGAGTCAGCGCATCTTGGTGTACCCGCCCGAACGGCAGTTGACAGAGCGTTTTGCAATCGGGGATGCTACGACTGCAATCATCCTGCCTAACCTCATGTTGACGCCGCAATGAGCCATAAAGACGCTGCTGAATTCGTAGGGGTCTTGCTGCACAGCAGTACGGCGGCCCATTACCTGCACCTCAACACGCCGTCTTACGCCGCCCACAAGGCGCTCAACCATTATTATAAAAATATCATTGCGTTAGCCGACCAGTACGCCGAAAGTTACCAAGGTCATTTCGGCATCATCCCGCTGGACGACTACCCTGATGGGTTCAAGGTGCAGAAAGACGCCGCCGCCTACGCCGACAGCCTGCTGACGTTCGTGAAGGGCATCCGAGGCGACCTGCCGAAAGACACCGACCTGCAGAACATCATCGACGAGATTGTGGGCGAGATCAGCGCCCTTGTGTATAAGTTGGAGCGTTTCAAATAATGCCGATGCGGCGGGAGCAAGTGGCTGCTGCGCTGCAATATCTTGGCGACAAGGCAAACCTTCGCCGTCGCTACGAGCGCATGACTAGCCTCGACCAGCCGCAGGACTCCGACGCCGTAGACATGGCGATAGAGATGGGCGGGAGCCTTGTACCGGGTGTAGGCCAAGCCCTCGCCGCCCGAGACTTCGAACGCGCCCGCCGTGCTGACGATAAAACGGGCATGGCGATGGCAGCGGCTTCGGCAATTCCGGTAAACCGTTTAATCGGTGCGTTAAAGGGCTTTGACCCCGTGATGCGCGAAATTGACGTCTACCACGGCAGCCCGCACCGCTTTGAGGAGTTTGATGCCAGCAAGATCGGCACGGGCGAGGGCGCACAAGCGTATGGGCATGGCATTTACCTTGCCGAAAGCCCGAACGTGGCGCGGGGCTATAGAGAGGCGTTATCTGGCGGCGACCGTGGCCGTTTTGTTGAAAAACAAGGTAAACGACTTTCAGAAGTTGGCGAAGCGGAAGGGTTTGAAAACCTCACCCCGCAAGATTTGGCTGCAAGAATTGCAGCGCAATATGGTGGCGACATAAGCAAGGCCGTCGCTGAAACAAAAAGCATTTTGCAATCAACTCCAAAAGGGTATGCGAAAGATTTAAGATCAAAGGCTTTACGCGAATTGCAAAGAAACAAAGATCAGTACGAAGGCGCAAGTTGGGTTGAACCCGGCGCTTTGTACACCGCCGACCTCCCCGACGAAATGGTAGATCGGATGCTGGATTGGGATAAGCCGTTGAGTCAGCAATCACAATCTGTACAAAAGGCATTGCAAAAAATTGGGAGGTTTGACCCAGACAGAACGGGCATGGAAGTGTTAAGAGATTTGCGTAAAGAATTAGATCAAGGCTTGATTGATCCAGAAATTACGAAAAGAGTAGTAAAAACCCCAGAATTGACCGCAGAGGAAACAAAAATACTTAACGACTTAAGCCAAAAAAGGCGGGCGTATTTAGGAAGTTTGCCAGAACCCGAATTAAAGATTTTGCATCGTTTGGAAAATCAACTAAACAAACGGAACAAGGAAATGATGAAGGCAGAAAAACTTGCTGCCATCAATTTGGCAAAAAATCTTAATTTGGGCGAAGAAAAGATGTTTATGGAAGGCCCGGCTTTGACCTCTGCTGTATTGCGTCAGGCGGGTATTCCCGGCACAAGTTATTTAGACGCAGGCAGCCGAGGTCAAGGCGGCAGCGGCACTCGCAACTTCGTCGTATTCCCCGGCGAGGAAAAGAAAGTACGCATACTGGAGCGTAAGTAACCCCTCTTTAACTATTGTTTCAAATGTGCATAAATAAGCCCTATGCCAAGACCTAAAGGATCACCTAACAAGGCAACCGCAGAAGCGAGGGAGGCAATAGCCCGACTCGTAGACGGCAACGCCCATCGCCTCAACATCTGGTTAGACGAAATTTACAAAGAGAAAGGCCCAGAGGCGGCATGGAACTGCATGATGGATGTGGTCGAATACCATGTCCCCAAACTCGCACGCATCGAAACGACGGGTAAGGACGGTGGCCCGCAGGAGTGGGTCATACGGTGGGGCGAGCCGAAGTGAAGGAGATACTCCTGCCGTACAACCCTCGGCAGGCGTTCATGCCCTTTCACAATAGAACGCAGCGCTGGGCTTGCCTTGTGGCTCATCGGCGTGCTGGGAAAACGGTCGCCGCCGTCAACGACATCATCCGCGCTGCCATCACCTACCAAGGGGATCGTGGGCTGTTTGCTTATATTGCCCCCTACCGCAGTCAGGCTAAAGCCGTGGCATGGCAATACTTCCAAGAGTTTGCCGCACCGATCACGCAAGCCAAGAACGAGCAAGAACTGACTATCACTCTGATGAACGGCAGTCAGGTGCGCTTGTACGGCGCTGACAACGCCGATGCCATGCGCGGCCTCGGGTTCTCGGGCGTCTACATGGACGAATACGGCGACTTCAAGCCCAGCGTGTTTGGCAACGTCATACGCCCCGCGCTTTCGGATAAGCAGGGCTGGGCCGTGTTCGGCGGCACGCCCAAGGGTAAAAACCAGTTCTGGGAAATCTACGAGACCGCCCAACGTCTACCGCAAGAATGGTTCCTGCTGCGCCTTCCGGCCTCCACTTCGGGCCTACTCCCTAGCGGCGAACTAGCCGCCGCACGGGCGCAATTAGCCGAGGATCAGTATTTGCAGGAGTACGAGACTTCGTTTGAAGCGGCAATCCTCGGCTCTTTTTACGGCAAGGAAATGCGTGAGGCCGACCAGCAGGGCCGCATCTGTCAGGTGCCGTACAACCCTGACCTCCCCGTATACACCGCTTGGGATTTGGGTTACCGCGACGACACGGCGATCTGGTTCTACCAACTTGGTCGCGGGGAAATCCGCGTCATCGACTTCTACGCCGTGAGCGGTGAGAACATCCACGACATTGCCAACGTCGTGCTGACCAAGGGCTACCGCTACGCCAAGCACTACCTACCGCATGACGCCCGGGCCAAGAGCCTGCAGACAGGCAAGAGCATCGTGGAGCAGTTGGCCGCGCATCTGGACATCGCCAAACTTGCCGTCGTGCCTGACATTGGCTTGCAGAACGGCATCCAAGCCACGCGCTTAATCCTGCCTCGCGTCTACTTTGACGCAGAACGCTGCCGAGACGGCATAGAGGCGCTACGGCAATATCAGCGTGAGTACGACGAGGACAAGAAAGCCTATCGCCAGAATCCGCGTCACGATTGGACATCACACCCTAGTGACGCTTTTCGTATGCTTGCGGTATCATGGCAGGAGATTGCTGACAAGCCCCCCGCCCTTGAGCCTAAACCGCTCATGGTCGGCCCGCAAAACACGGT